CGCCAGCTACGAAGCCGACAACCACACCAGGAAGTGTATACACCAACAGATCTTGTAACATGATAATATCCTCACTTTATAGGCGAGGATATTTATATCAGCGTTTCAAGAGTGCCATGAGGTTGACGCTGCTCGATTTCGGCTTGTCTTCAGCCTTGGCAGTTGCCTTCGGGCGTTCACACACCTCTGACGGTTCCCAGCGCGTACCCTTTTGCAGGTGCCAGATATGCAGAGGGATACCAGTCTCAAAGAACACAGGCATCTTCCACTTCTGGACGCCTGGAACGTGCCCTGCAGGAGCCTTTTCGCACAACAGGGTATCTGGCAGCCAGAGCGAACGGGCTTCCCAGAGCGCCGCACAGGAGTACTCCGGCCAGACGCGTTCCATGTAGTCGATCTCATCCCATGTACGCTCGGCATCCCACCCAATGTAACGGGTGTTCTTTTCACGGAAGAACTTCTTCAGCCAACATGCGCCGGAGGTTTCAAAGTTCAGGCGGTTGATGAACGTCAGATGCCCGAACTCTTCCACGCATTCCTTGAACGCCAGCTCAAGGTCGGCCTCAAGGATATCACACTCTTCATCCGTGATAGGGCAACCGTTGATCTTTTTCTTCCCGTGCTTGGTCACCCAATCGTCACGGTTGGATAAGAACGCCGCGCCGTTGCGGTTGGACTCGCTGCCATCACGATCACGCAGCATGAAACCAGGGACGTCGATATCCCACATGTTACCGAAGACCATGTTCAAGGCTTCCAGGAAGTTCCAGGCGCTCAGGCGGCCGAAGTATTTCCAGGACATCGCCGTGTCCCACAACTTGGTGAACTGGTCGCCTTGGGGCTTGGTCTCCAACATCGGTCGGAAAGCATCCATCTGGGAGCGCCCAGCCAGCCAATCGATGTAAGATTGAACACATGGGATCATCTTCGACTTGCGATAGCGACAGTCAGTATCGAAACGCATGCGATCAAAGTTCAGGTTGTACCAATCAGAGAAGCGCTGCATCTCTTCTTTGGACTGAGGCGGTACAGGGAACTCGCTGTAGATTGTCCATGGACCGATGGCGTTATAACAGCAGCCCCATAGGAACGACATCCAGATCTTGCGCTCGATCTTCTCAAGCTGTGTGATACCTTCAGTGACTTCGATGGCATAATCCATCAGACGCATCTGCTGGTTGTGCTCTTCGGTGTAAGACAGCGCCTCCACCCAAGCCTTGAGCAGGTACATGCGATTTTCCGGCTTGCGATAGTCAACAGCCAGATCAATCGGGTACTTCCATTCAGCCGGGAGCATATAGCCCGTCGGCATTTTAGATAGATGGGTCATCCGATTTTACTCCCGAGTTCGACACGGAACGCCAGATAGAAGAAAGTGGCGATCGATATAGGACAAAGTAACAGGAAGGGGCGCTGCTCAACCCCTTCGGTCACCATGATGCCAACGAGCGATACCGTGAAGGAAACGAACATCAGCAACATGAAGATAAAATCAACCGACCTGATCTTCATCTTTCGCTTCCTCGGCAGGAGAAACAACTTCAGGCTCAGGAGCCAGCTGAATGTCTTCTGGTTTCACAAACCCCATCGGGCGTTCCCACATGTCGACGAATCGACGGTCGGCAGTCACGAACCACAGACGGGCTGCAGTGTGGGTCTTACCCGAGATGAACATCTGGGCATTCGTCTGGGTGCGGAACGGAGCCGCCTGCAGCCACTGACCGAAGTCTTTGGACGACGGGTTGGCATTCAGCTGGAACTGAGGGATGACGCAGTTCTTTTCAGGAATCAGGCGCACAGCAGTAATGTGCTTGGCGTTTCCGGTGTAGTCAATTGCGACAGCCACAGCATCGCGAGGGATTTGAATTTTCATTTTGGTTCCTTGAATATTTTATAGCCAGCAGCGCCGATAGTCATAATCACGCCGATACAATACAACATGGTCAGGTTCATCTTCTCTGGTTCTGTCAAGTCCAGGGAAGTCAAACGATACGCTAGGGCAACACACATTGAAACGGTTGCCATAATCAGACCAATGAACAACAGATAATTAGACAACCGTTTCATTTTGAGTGTCTCCCTGTTCTTTTCACGCCGAAGATGAGTGGCGCAATCAGGAACCCCACGCCGTACCCGAATATCGTGGAAGAAGCTTCACCGTCAGCCCCAGTCGCCAAGGATATCAACGCCACGACAATCAACAGTACCCCGATAAGGAAGAATATATGCGCCGTTATCATCTTCATGCAATCACCCCTTCTTCATCAGGTCAAGGAGAGAGCGCGACGCTGCCTTCGGTGCTTCTGGCTGGGCGCTCGCCTTGGTTTTAGTTTTGGATGCCTTCTGCGGCTTCTCAGGCACTCTGTGCGCCAAAGGGTCCTGGCCGCCGACCTCACGGGTCATCGGATTGGTTTCACAGTAGGCGTAGAAGTCTTTGGTGTGCATGTCAACATCGCGCAGTTCAGAGCGTATCTGATGACAAATCGCATTACCCACAACCCACAGCGGGGCGTCGTATGGGAGCACCGCCAACTCGGACTGCTGTTTGGTCGTGAACTCCTGGGTGTTGGTCTCTGGCGCTTTATACAGGATATCCTGTCTGCTGTAATCATCAACAGCCACAGTGAAGCCCAGCGCCAGCATTTCGGCCTTCGATTTCTCAAACTCCTTGGAGTAAGATTCGTTGCGCGACCAACCGGAGTCCCCTGCTTCTTTACCAGAGCGACCACGGATGCGAGCATCGTACTGGTAGCGGTCGGGGTACGCAAAGTACAGCAGCGCCAATGATTCAATCGGATAGTTCTTGAACATCCATTCAGGACGCCATTTGTCCGACAGCATGAGGGGTTCGCCCTCACACACCAAAGTGTAGTCCTGAGCCAGCCAGCCTTTGACCAGATCACGAGCGATATCGCCAGAGCCTGTGGCGGCATGAATAGCATCCATGGAAGTCCAGGAGGCCAGGCCGGATTTATTTGACACGGTATACTGGCCAACGAAGATCAACTTCAGCTCTTCAAACTTCAGACCGAACGGACGCGTCTTGTCACCAATGGTGTAGGTCAGTTCAGTCGGTTCCAGTTTAGTGCGGAGCCACTCGATGAACTGGACTACCCTCGTACCCTTGCCCGTAGCACTAGTTCCTTTCACTACAATTATTTTAGCCATTATGCAACGTCCTCAATACGCCAGCTCACGCCGCCCATCCATGGTGCCCAGAATACAGCAACCTGTGGGCGGCCATTCTCTTCAAACTTCACTTTATACTGGTCGTCGAAGTTATAGAAAATTTCATCCGCTTCAGAGCGCTGGCCATTCTCTACCAATACGTCATGAAGAGCCTTGGCAGCAGCGATAGGAGTTGGAGTCTCCTGCTGGCGAATGAAGTTGTTCACATGGATAATCACCCCATCCATATCACTGTCACCAGAGCGTTTGTCTGGGGTTTCCCCGAACTTATTCTGTTCTTGCACGATGTCCTCCTATCGGACGTATTGATAATGACCAATCAGACGGTTCACCACTTCAACAATATTGTGATTCAGGAAGTCGAAGTGGTTCTGGCCTTCTACTGGTTTAATATAAAGCATATCTTCCGAGTTCGAAAGATCCAGTTTTTCATAATTGCCCTGAGGAACAAAGATGACGAAGATGTTGTTCAGACCACACGGCTCGACATACTTCGGATTGTCATCAATCAGGACATCGCCAGCCAGCAGATGCTTCTCGTCAGTGCTGACAAACCCGTTGAAGATACCAGGGAACTTGTCATAGACAAACTGGCGCTTGCTGCGCTCGTGTTCCGGCTCACACTTAGACACCGCGATGAATTCAACATTGTCAAAGTCTTCGAGCAGGATCTTCTTCAGATTCACCAGGAACTCGTAAGCACCGGGGAGCGGGTTCATCTTGGCATACAGGTCAGGGCGACGCCACCAGTCCATAGGATCGTTACCGCTCGGTACACGTTGTTTGTGCAGCCCCAATTGAACTTCACGGTACAGCCACGCCGGATGTGCACGTTCGCGCATCAGGATAGCCAGGTCACCAGCATGAGCCATATAGCACTCTTTGGTGATCGGCTGGAACGGCGCTGGTCCATGACCGTCATAGTGCTTGGACAAGCTGAGGTTGTCTTCGTTGAACCACTGCACCCAAGGAGACAGGCTGTCGACCAGCGTCAGATCAACATCCACCAGGACGCGGTACAGGCCGCCGACCTTTCTGTTTGCGTCGTAGAGACAAACCAGATTGTTCATTTGTCTTCCTCAACTTTGTCGTAGCCCGTAGCAACACACTGTTCTTCGGTGCAGTCAGCATACAGAACGACAGATGCCTGCTTCACGTAGGTGGTGCAGTGATAGGTTTCGTCTTCCTGGATGGAATCGTCATAGTTGCAGACGGTTTGGAGCGGACCT